GATGCTGCTATCACACATGAAGATGGTACTTGTAGAATACAAACTGTAAATAAAGATTTACATCCAGAAGTTACGAAACTCTTACAAAAGTATAGAGACGAAACTAAATGTCCTATTCTTCTCAATACTTCCTTTAATGATAATGGTCAACCCATTATTGAGACACCAAAGGATGCTATAGATACCTTTGATAAAATTGATTTAGACTATTTGATAATAGGTAATTACATAGTCACAAAATAAACTTTATAAATTATAATGTATAATATACTACCAGATATGAATTTTGCAGTCTACACAAAAGATGGTTGTCCATATTGTGATAAAATTAAAACAGTATTAGAGTTGACAGGAAGTAAGTTTGTAGTGTATAATTTAGACGAACATTTTAATAAAGATTCATTTTATGGTGAATTTGGTGAAGGTTCAACCTTTCCGCAGGTAGTCTGTGAAGGAAACAAATTAGGAGGATGTGTTGACACAATCAAATACCTCAAAGAACACAGGATCATCCAAGAATAAGATAAATAAAAGCGATATTCCCACAAATCGTGGTCTTGAATTAGTTTTAAATAGTGGTAAGAGGAAACAAAAACCTTTTCATATTATTCTTGATAAAATGATTCATTTCTTTAATAGAGAAATAGATATCCACTTTGAATTTTCCTTAAATATAAGGAAGAAAAAATAAACCAAGGAGGTAACAATGGATCTAGAAATCATATTAGTTTTAGTGTTACCTGTATCGTTATTATTTTTATTTGTAGGTGGTTTAATTGGGTGGGTTGCTAGAGATTATATGATGAATTATCGTGAGATTCCTAAACCACATCCTGAAATGTTTGACCCCTATGGGAATTTACTTCCCGACGAAATTGTAGCATTTAGATTTGAAAACAATTATGGCACCGAAGACAACAGCAACAACGAAGAAGACGACTAGGGCAAAGACTGCACCTAAACCAAAATCAAAACCAAGAACAGTTAAAGCTGTTTCTATGGATCTTCCAAGACAACCTTTTGTTTTTGAAGTTTTAGATTTAGTTTCTAGACAAAGATCTAAAGCTAAAAAAATTGAAGCTCTTAAACGATATGAAGAGATACATTTAAAATCTGTTCTTATTTGGAATTTTGATGACAGTATAGTCAGTGCTCTTCCTTCAGGTGAGGTTCCTTATTCTGGGTATGATGATCAGAATAGTTACAGTGGTAATCTTTCTACAAAATTGACACAAGAAGTTCGTCAAATGCATTCTAGTGGATCTTTTTCTTTAGGTGCAAGTGATCAGCAAGGGCATACTACTATTCGTAGAGAGTGGAAAAACTTTTATATGTTTCTTCGTGGGGGTAATGATAGAATGAATGCTATGCGTCGTGAGACTATGTTCATCAACATTCTTGAAGGACTTCATCCATTAGAAGCAGAGATTGTATGTCTCTGTAAAGATAAAAGACTTGGTGAAGTTTATAAAATTACTAAAGATATTGTTACTGAAGCATACCCAGATATTCAATGGGGTGGTAGGTCATGACAGCAGCAGAGTTAAAAAAACCTGATAAAAAAGAATCTTTCTGGACATCAGAAGAAAGAAAAAATTTTAAAACTAATTATGGAACTGAAATTATTGTAGAGAATGGATCTTTTGAAGATGTATCTACAAGACACGCACCGACTGATTGTTATATCATAAGGTATGTGCGTGATGATCAAGTTCATTATGATCTTTCACGGGGTAGTAAAATTACTTTGTTTGATATGTATTGGGATAAGTTCAAGGCTGATCTAAAAAGTATTGGATATGGTAATGGAACCATCAAACCAAACCTTTGGGGTTATCAATCAACCACTACCAAGAAGAAAAAAAGGAAGGGGTAAACCAAAATCAACTTTTAATTCCAAAATATCGGGAAAAAAAACTCCGGTATTTTTTTCGTCTGTAGGGTTGATGTAACAATTGTAACGAAAGATTAATATCTACTTGACTATATACTATACATGTGTTAGTATTAACACAATCGTTCATCCTGATACATTCAGGACGCAAGTAAGCCGACTCGGAACGGAATCGTTCATCTCATGCACGGACTTTTACTCAGTTTAATAGCATTGAACAATCCACTGGTTTGTGAAGATGCTATTGATTTAATCAACAGAATCAGACCAACAGTTGAGCATCGTGCTGAAATTGTTGAGACTATTAAGGTGAATACTGAAGAAGAATGTGAGTGGGACGCAAAAGCCGACTAAAGGAACGGAGTAAAATCCCTACTACTTTGGAGAAAGCCAATGGCACAAGTCACTTATCGTGGTGTCCAGTACGACACCAACGAGCGCAAGCAAGTAAAATCACAGAAGGTTCAAGAAACCTATCGTGGTATTAAGTTTGAAAAAGAACTTACTTCTGCTTGATAAAATCGAATAAGAATAGAGAAGGGTTATTGCAACCCTTCTTTTTTTGTGCTATAATAATTCAAAGTCTTAAATAAATGAGATCCAAAGAATTACTTAAAAATTTAAGAAAAGCACTTAAACAAGATTACTTGTATAATGCTGAAGAACTTTCATTTATGAAAGAACAACTTATTCTTCTTGAAGAAGAAGTTGCAAAAGATAAAAGAAAAAAACCTGAAGGATTTGGTAAATGAATGTAAAACTTATTACTGTTACTCCTGATGCGGAGCAACTCATGGCATATGTTGCCAGAGTCTCTAATCCATCAAATCAGGACAATGAGAAATATGCAGGACTTTTAAAGTATTGTATCAAACATAACCATTGGAGTGTTTTTGAGCAATCTTCGATGACTTTAGAAATTGAGACTACTCGTGCTATTGCGGCACAGATATTAAGACATCGTAGTTTTACATTCCAAGAGTTCTCTCAAAGGTATGCTGCCAGTACTGCACTTGGTGATATTGATTTACCAGAACTTCGCAGACAGGATGAAAAGAATCGTCAAAACTCTACTGATGATCTAGATCCTAAAATGATAGAAAAATTTGATAAGCAGATGATTACTTTGTTTAGTTCTGCAAAGTCATTATATGAACAAATGCTTACTCAAGGTGTTGCGAAGGAATGTGCTAGAATGGTACTACCACTCTGTACTCCTACCAGAATTTACATGACTGGTTCTTGTCGTTCATGGATACATTATATTAATTTACGTTCAGCACATGGTACACAGAAAGAGCATATGGTAATAGCAGAAGCATGTAGGAAGGTATTTACCGAACAGTTCCCTTCTGTATCAGAAGCTCTTGAGTGGGTCTAAATAACTTTACACAAAAAATATAATTATGGCAACATACCCTGTAGTAAATACAAAAACTGGTGAACAAAAAGAAGTAAAAATGAGTGTTCATGACTGGGATAAGTGGACAGAAGATAATCCTGATTGGTTAAGAGATTATTCAGATCCTTCTACTATGCCTGGTGTTGGAGAAGTTGGAGAGTGGAGAGATAAATTGGTAAATAAAAATCCTGGATGGGGTGAAGTTCTTAAGAATGCTGAAAAATCTGGAGGTGTCTCTGGAAGATTGGCACGTAAAGGATCTTACGAATCTTCCACGGAATCTGCTTTTGATATAGACTAAAGAATATGCCAAGAAGAAAAAGAGCATCTGCAGACCAACCGATTGGAGTTGGATTAACTGCTAAACAAATGAAGAGGAAGAAACCTTTAAGTGGTGGATATCTTGTAGATATTGAGCCACTTAATGAGAATCAAACTCGTTTGTTTAAATCCTATAGTGAAGGTAAACAATTAGTTGCTTATGGTTGTGCTGGAACTGGTAAAACATTTATTTCATTATACAATGCAGTTAAGGATGTTTTAAGTGAGACTACACCATATGAACAGATCTATTTGGTTCGTTCATTGGTAGCTACAAGAGAGATTGGTTTCTTACCTGGTGATCATGAGGATAAGGCAGATATTTACCAGATTCCTTATAAGAATATGGTGAAGTATATGTTTCAGATGCCATCTGATGCAGACTTTGAGATGCTTTATGGTAATCTGAAGGCACAGGATACAATTAAATTTTGGAGTACATCATTTCTTCGTGGAACTACATTAGATAATTCTATTATAATAGTAGATGAGTTTCAGAATTTAAACTTTCATGAATTGGATAGTATTATTACTAGAGTTGGTGAGAATACCAAGATTATTTTCTGTGGAGATGCCAGTCAGTCAGATTTAGTTAAAACTAATGATCGTAATGGTATTGTGGACTTCATGAACATCTTGCGTAAAATGCCATCCTTTGATATAATAGAGTTTGGTATCGATGATATAGTTCGTTCTGGATTAGTCAAAGAATACCTTACAGCAAAAATTGAAATGGGTATGTAATGTTTGATCATGTTGACTTGGATCTACAACCTCTTGAAAGAGAACATGTAGATGGAGTCAGATATTATAAAGTTCCTGATGAAGAGGAACTTATCAAGATGGTTTCTATTACTTCGGTAACAAGTCATTTTAATAAAGAAATCTTCATTAACTGGAGAAAGAAAGTAGGTAATGAGACAGCAGATAAAATCACGAAAGCGGCTACAACCCGTGGAACTGATATGCATACTCTTACAGAACATTATTTAAAAAATGATGAGAAATTACCTAAAGTTCCTCCTATATCTGATTTTTTATTTAAGATTGCAAAACCTAAACTCAATTTAATAAATAATATATATGCTCTTGAAGGACCATTATATAGTAAACAATTGGGAGTTGCTGGAACCGTTGATTGTATTGCAGAATATGATGGTGAGTTAGCAATAATAGATTTTAAGACATCTAAAAAACCTAAACCACGTGAGTGGATTGAACATTATTTTGTTCAAGCAATGGCATACGGATGTATGCTATATGAGATGAAAGACATCTCTATTAAAAAACTTGTAATCATTATGGCTTGTGAAAATGGAGAATGTGTCGTCTATGAAGAATCAGACAAAGCAAAATATATCAAACTCCTCGGAGAATATATTACAAAATTTGTTAACGATAAATTGGACATCTATGGAACCAAATAAAGAACTAGAGAAGGCAATAGAAAAGAAATTTTTAACTCCTGCTAAATTTTCAATGGAGATAGAAACTATTGTTGCTGAAGAAAAAATTAATTATATTGATGCTATATGTCAATATTGTGAGATGAATGACATTGAAGTTGATTCAATATCTAAACTCATTTCAAAACCATTAAAAGAACGACTGAAATATGATGCTATTAATCTTAATTTTATGAAGAAAACATCAAGAGCAAAACTTCCTTTGTAATTATGCCATTTGGATATCAATTACCACCAATGCCACCTCATCAAGCATCATTTATTGAAACTAGGATTTCAATTCCTGTTCATGAGCATGGTATAAAAGATGGAATTCCATATACTAAATCTTACTTTGTTCATCCTGAAATAAAGAATCATTTCTATAATGCCAACTCATTCTGAATTAATGCATTATCGTCTTCAGGCAATGATGCGAGAACATAATTTCCCAGAACTTAAATATCTTGGAGTTCGTCCAGATAGTATAGGTGTTGAACAACATTGGTATAGTATTAACGGACATGAAGTTCCTGTTGATTCTATTACTGAACTAGATAATGTAGAGGAATATGATGAAAGTGACTAAAACTGAAAATTTTATTAGAACTTATGATGATGTTTTACCTGATAAATTAGTAAAACATTTAATTCAATTAGCAGAACAATCTGTAACTTGGAATCCTCGTTCTCAAGGACAAAGGAAGGATAATCAAATAGAGTTAGGTGCTTATTGGACAAGAGAATGTCAAGAGGTTAATAATAATCTTCTTGAGAAAGCATTTAGTCCTTACATAGATGATTTTTCTTATCTACAAGATCAAGGTACAGAATGGTGTAGTGGATCTATACTTTTTCAAAAAACAGAACCTTTAGAAGGTTATCATGCTTTTCATTGTGAAAATACTAGTTGGGCATATAGACATCGTGTTCTTGCATGGATGATATATCTTAATGATGTTGAAGAAGGTGGGGAGACGGAATGGTTGTACCAACAACTTAAAATCAAACCAAGGAGAAATATTGCTGTTATTTGGCCAGGTAGTTTCACTCATTTACACAGAGGTAATCCTCCTATTAGTGGAACTAAGTATATATTGACTGGGTGGTTTACACCTACATCTATGATGAGTAAATTTAACATTGAACAGAACACGAATTGATGAAGGTGACACCATTTGAAACCTACCAAACTTATCTTTCTATGAAAAGTCATTTTACTAATGGTAAGTATGATTTTTTTAAGTATGGAGGAAAATCAAGAGCCACTATGGCATCCTTTAACAAACGAAAGGATAAGTATTGGTTTGAAAAAACATCTAGAAAATATTCTGATGAAGAAGTGCTAAACTTTCTTTTAGCAAACTTTGTATCCACCGACAATCCACAAAACTTATGGATTGGAGAAATTATTAATTCAGGAGAAAGGAACTATTCACAATGGATGAAAAGAAAACAGAGTTTGACTTACTTATTCAAAGAACAAAGCAACGAATTGCTATCCAACAAAAACTTGAACGAAGTATTCGATTGCTCGAAGGGACACCCACCCTTACTAAAAAAATATCTGGGTGGAGAGATTTCTTTAGAGACACTTACAATACTGGAAAAAGTTTTTTCTTTCGTAAAAAATTTTGATGGGAGGTTGAAAGATCCAGTGTGGGAATCCGTCAGTTTAAAGATAAAAAAATACATTCCTTTCCTAAATATTAATGTGTTCCAATATAAAAAAATATTGAGAGAAATTATCCATGAGTAAATTTTTTGATTCTGAAATTATACAGGAAGAACTTGAGGAGATTAATGATCTTCAAAAGGCTGTATATACTAATGCTTTTATATTTTTAGATTTAGATCGTGAAAAAAAGCAGGAACATATTGAAAAACTAGTTGAACTGTTAGATAAACAACGTATTATGTACACACGTTTATCATTATCAGACGACCCACAAGCAATTGCTCTTAAAGATCAGATGCAAAAGTCAGTTACCCTTATGGGTTTCCCTGAAGGTACTGATATGAATACTTTATTTGAGGGTATGAAGAAAACTATTGAAAAAATGCAGAGTAATGTTGACTAACTATCAATTTTTTGTTATAATATAAACATCCAACGAATCCAATTTAATCCGAGGTAATCAATGTCGTTTGCTAATCTTAAAAAGCAATCTAAACTAGGTTCTTTAACCGCAAAACTGGTTAAAGAAGTTGAAAAAATGAACACTAACGGTGCATCAGGTGATGACCGTTTATGGAAATTAGACGTAGACAAGTCAGGTAATGGCTATGCTGTCATACGTTTTCTACCTGCACCAGATGGTGAAGATCTACCATTCGTAAAACTATACTCCCATGCCTTCCAAGGACCTGGTGGTTGGTATATCGAAAACTCTCTGACTACATTAGGTCAGAAAGATCCAGTTTCAGAGTATAATACTCAACTATGGAACAATGGTACTGATCAAGGTAAAGATACTGCACGTAAGCAAAAGCGTAAGCTTACTTACATCAGTAACATTTATGTTGTAAAGGATCCTGCTAATCCAGAAAACGAAGGTAAAGTATTCTTATATAAGTATGGGAAGAAAATCTTTGACAAACTTACTGCAGCAATGCAACCAGAGTTTGAGGATGAGGAAGCAATTGATCCATTTGATTTCTGGCAAGGTGCTAACTTCAAGTTGAAGGCAAAGAACGTTGCTGGTTATAGAAACTATGACTCTTCAGAGTTTGCTGCTG